TAGTATCCACCAAGCTTTTAGAGTCATATGCGCCTTGGTTGATAGGATTGATGGTGCTTGTGGTTGTACCGTTGGTCGTACTTTGGGTACTAGTGTTCTGTGCTAAAACCGAATTGAAAAACATAACGAAGAAAATGCTCAGAGCAGCTTTTACTGCACGCATTTTGCTTCCTCTCTTTTGGATTAGATATAAATATTATGGTACTATTACACTTATGATATAATTGTGACCAATAATCTATTGACAGATGTACCTATTATATTTATAATAAGGGCATTATTGGAGATCCATTGATGCGTTTTTATACTAATGTAGTTCAGTTTGGCAACAAAATTCTTGTCCGTGGTGTAAATAACGGCAAAACTGTTCAAGATAAGATCAATTTCTCGCCTAGTTTGTTCATAAAAGGCAAAAAACCCACACAATACCGATCATTATACGGTGATTATCTTGAAAAATTTGAGTTTGAGGATATAAATTCAGCAAAAGAGTGGGTAAAACGATACAAAGATGTGGATAACTTTGCCATTTTTGGCAACACAAATTATGCCTACCAATACATAACAGAAACATTTCCAGATCAAATAGAGTTTGATATTAGCCAAATTAAAATTTGGTCTTTAGATATTGAAACATCCGCGGAATATGGTTTTCCTGATGTTCAAAATCCTGTCGAAGCAATGTTGTTGATTACTATTCAAGACTATAATACGAAACAAATCACAACCTTTGGTTCTAAGCCTGCAAATTCTGTTAAAGAAAATCATACTTATATTGAATGTAGAGACGAATATGACCTACTGAAACGTTTTGTCAATTTTATTTCGTCTGATTATCCACACGTAATTACAGGGTGGAACATAGAGTTTTTCGATATTCCTTATCTATGTAATAGAATTAAAAAGATTCTCGGCGAAGATTTGATGAAACAACTATCCCCTTGGGGTAATGTTTATGAGCGTGAAATTTCTCGATTCAAAAATACAGAAATCGTATTTGATATTCAAGGGGTTTCAGTATTAGATTATCTTGATCTATATAGAAAATTTACCTATACAGCACAAGAATCGTATAAGTTAGATCATATTGCGAAAGTAGAACTTGGTAAACAGAAATTATCATATGATGAGTATGATTCATTTAGATCTTTCTATACTAACGACTGGCAGAAGTTTGTCGAGTATAACGTCATTGACGTAGAGATTGTAGATGAACTGGAGGATAAGATGAAGTTGATTGAACTTATCCTTACGATGGCATATGATGCGAAATGTAATTATTCAGATGTATTTTCAGCAGTAAGAACTTGGGATTGTATTCTATATAATCATCTATGGAATAAAGGTATAGTTGTACACCAACGAGACGAATCGAGAAAAGGTAGACAGATTGAAGGTGCCTTTGTACAAGAACCAGTTCCCGGCAAATATAAATGGGTAGTATCATTCGATGCTACAAGTCTATATCCAAGTATCATTATGCAGTATAATTTATCCCCGGAAACAATGGCAATAGGTGGTAAAGATACTACTGTTCAAACCTTGTTGGATAAGGGACATAATCTTGATGATTTGCAGACCTTGAATAGGTGCATGACAGCAAATGGTTATATGTTTAGTAATGAAAGAGAAGGTATCTTCCCGGAGATCGTACAAAAATTATTTGATGACCGGCAAAAATATAAGAAGTTGATGTTAACCGCACAACAAAAATACGAGGAAACTAAAGATAAAATCTGGCAAAAAGAAATCGCTAAGTGTAATAACTTTCAGATGGCACGCAAGATTCAATTGAATTCCCTCTTTGGTGCTTGGGGCAATGAATTCTTCAGATTCTATGATGACAGAATAGCTGAAGGTATTACACTAACAGGGCAGTATATTATCAGAACTGTTGGTAAAGCATTGGATGAATACCTTAATAAAGTTTGTAATACTACAGGTTATAAGTATTCTTTTTATTCTGATACTGATGCATGTTATATCACGTTGGATCCCTTAGTGGAAAAGTTCTACAAGAATCATCCTCCGGAAAAAATTGTAGAAATACTTGATGTTATCTGTCAGGATAAAATTGAGAAAGTAATCAATAAGGCATGCGATGAGCTGATGTCTTATACCAACGCCTATAAACGAAAGGTATATTTCAAACGAGAAGTGATTGCTGATAGTGGTCTTTGGGTTGCTAAGAAAAGATATGCATTGAATGTTTTTAATAATGAAGGTGTTCAATATAAGGAGCCAAAGCTAAAAGTTATGGGTCTTGAAATTGTTAGATCTTCTACTCCAGAACCTGTTAGAGATGCTCTACGAGAAGCAGTAAAAATTGCTCTAACACAAACTGAAGATGTAATTCAAGAATATATTAGAAAGTTTGAAATAGATTATCGTAAATTGAAACCTGAGGATATTGCATTTCCTCGAGGTGTGAATGGTGTAGAAAAATATACTGACAAAGCGAGAATCTATAAGCAAGGTACGCCGATGCATGTCAGAGGATCATTGTTGTATAATCATTATTTGAAATCACTTAAATTGGAAAAGAAATACGAATTGATACGAGAAGGTGATAAGATTAAATTTTTATATCTGAAGGAACCAAATGTAATAGGAGAGAACTGTATTGCATTTGTTTCTGCCATTCCCGAAGAATTTGTATTGACAAAATTCGTTGACTATGATACTATGTTCGAGAAGTCGTTTCTTGAACCATTAAATACTATTCTAGGAGGCTTGGGTTGGAATTCCAAACCTGTAGCTACTCTTGAGGACTTATTTGCTTAAGGAGTTATAATGTCCCTACTTGATAAATTAAGAAAGAATACGACCATCAAGCAATCGGAGATACTGAATAAATCTAAATTCTTTGGTGACAAAGATATGATTCAGACTCCAGTGCCGATGGTTAATGTTGCCCTCTCGGGCAGATTAGATGGAGGATTAACCCCCGGGTTGACAGTCTTAGCAGGCCCATCTAAACATTTTAAAACGGCATTCGCTCTGCTTTTTGCCAAATCATATATGGAAAAATATGAAGACGCTGTTGTTTTATTTTACGACTCTGAGTTTGGTAGCCCTCAGTCTTATTTTGATTCTTTCGGAATCCAAACTGACAAAGTTTTTCACACTCCCATTACGGATATAGAGCAACTGAAACATGATGTAATGAATCAACTTAATAATCTTGATCGTAACGAACATGTAATTATTATTGTTGACTCGGTTGGAAATCTTGCATCGAAAAAAGAAGTCGATGATGCACTTGAGGGTAAGTCTGTTGCTGACATGACAAGAGCTAAACAAATGAAGTCATTGTTTAGAATGATAACACCTCATCTAACGATCAAAGATATTCCAATGATTGTTGTAAATCATACTTATCAGGAAATCGGATTGTTTCCGAAGCAAATTGTTTCTGGTGGTACTGGAGTAGTATATTCTGCAGATAATATTTGGATTCTCGGCAGGCAACAAGAAAAAGATGGATCAGATATCATTGGTTATAATTTTATTATTAATGTTGAGAAGTCTCGTTATGTAAAAGAAAAATCTAAGATTCCTATCACTGTAAACTTCCAAGGTGGTATGAGTAAATGGTCTGGTCTAATTGACATTGCCCTTGAATCAGGGCATGTATTTAAACCAACTAATGGGTGGTATTCTCGTAAAGGAGAGGAGAAGAAGCATCGACTAGCAGATACTGATACTAAAGAGTTCTGGATGCCTATTTTAAAAGATAAAACATTCCAAGAATATATTGAAACAAAATACAAATTAGCCGGTGGTAATTTAATGCAGTCGGCAATGTCTGACGATGATATTAGTGAGGAGTTTGAAAATGCCGATAGCGTATGAACCTTGGGCGATTGATAATGATAAAGGTGAGTTGTGGGGGGTAAAAATTAAAGACGGTAAATTTGTCGGAACCATTGTTAGTATTAATGAATTTAAACTAAGCGATGAGACTTCAGGTGAGGCATCTTTAGATTTCAATTTTATTCAAAAACCAGAAGGTATGTCTGATGAGGAATTGTCCTCACAAGAATTTACTGATACAATGAGTGAAATTATTAATGACATTTTAAACAGGGCTATCGAAAATTACGAAAATGAACGTGGATCAAATAATTCTCCAGAATCTGCTTAGTGACGATGAATATATGCGGAAGGTTATCCCCTTCCTTAAAGGAGAATATTTTTTAGATAATACTTTTAAAACAATCTTTAATCATATCAGTGAGTTCATCACCAAGTATAATGCGCCTCCCAGTAAAGAGGCGCTTGTTATCTCTGTACAGAATGATAAAAGAATAGGTGAGGAAGAATATAAAAACATCTTAGATACTATTGATAGTTTCGCATCTGAAAAAACTAATGCTCAATGGTTACTAACTGAGACTGAAAAATTTTGTAAAGACAAAGCTGTATATAATGCTATTCTAAAATCCATTAGTATTATAGATGGAAAAGATAAAGACCATACTCAAGATGGTATCCCTTCTATATTACAAGAAGCTTTAGGAGTTTGCTTTGACAACAATGTTGGACATGATTATATTGATAATGCTGATGATCGCTTCGATTATTACCATCGTGTTGAATCTCGTATACCCTTCGACTTGGAATACTTTAATAAAATTACTAACGGCGGTTTACCCAACAAGACACTGAATGTTGTTCTTGCAGGTACTGGTGTTGGTAAGTCTTTGTTCATGTGTCATGTGGCAAGTGCTATTCTAAGCCAAGGTAAAAATGTATTGTATATTACTTTGGAGATGGCGGAAGAGAGAATTGCAGAAAGAATTGACGCAAATCTAATGAATGTTACCTTAGATCAACTCAAAGAATTGACTAAACCTCTATTCAATAATAGAATCGAGAAGATCAAGAGTAAGACCCAGGGTAAGTTAATTATTAAAGAATATCCTACTGCGAGCGCTCATGTAGGGCATTTTAAATCTTTACTTAATGAACTGCAGCTAAAGAGAAATTTTAGACCAGATGCAATCATTATTGACTATTTAAATATTTGTGCAAGCTCTCGATTTAAAGCTGGATCAAATGTTAACTCTTATACATATATTAAAGCAATCGCCGAAGAACTTAGAGGTTTGGCAGTTGAAATGGATCTTCCTATTCTAAGTGCTACACAAACTACAAGAGGAGGATATGGGAATACAGATGTTGAGTTGACTGATACTTCAGAATCATTTGGTTTGCCGGCGACAGTAGACTTTATGTTTGCTTTGATTGCTTCTGAGGAGATGGATCAATTGAATCAACTTATGGTGAAACAACTAAAGAACAGATACAATGATCCAACATTATATAAGAGATTCGTTATCGGTGTTGATAGGGCAAAGATGAAACTATATGATCTTGAACAGTCAGCACAAAAGAATTTATCTGACTCTGGTATTAAACTTGATGAAAGTAAACTTGAATCATATGATATGACAAGTGTATTTAAAAAGACCAGAGATTTCTCTGGTATTAAAATTTAGGAGACAACATGCTATTTACTCCAGAACAAAAGAAGTTAGAAGAAGAAAAAATGTTACTTCAAGAAGTTGTAGGTGATAAGCCTAAGAAACTGACTGAGGAAGAAAAAGAAGAGATTTACGGTAAAGAGCCTCCTGCGTTTACAGACTGATAAATACAAAGTAGACGATAATACTCGATCTATTGGTTACGGAGGGCAAATTAACCTGCCAATAAGGGGGTAGTATGGATAAGATAGTATTTTCAGCAATGGATCTAATTCAAATAG